ATATTTAGAAGTAAATAATTGCTCTAATACTATTGCATTATTGTCATTATATAAAGTCCACGCAAACTTATAATTTAATAAGTTATTTGTATTGTTTACTAATTCTATTACAAAATCTTTTACAGAAACACCCTCTAATGGTGCGTAATCGGGGCATCTAAAAGTATCAGTAGCAGAATATTTTATATCTTTTAATACAGATAAATTATCAGTAGCAGTCATTCTATAATAATAAGCATCTTGCCACTCATACTGAACATCACTATCTAATAAATAACCTTGCCATTTTAAAGCACTAACAGCACCATTAGAAGTATATTCATAAAGTTGCACTAACCACGTTATTTCATCTGATGCGTCAAAAAAAGATTCTGCTTCTGGTATCCCTGTCGCAGGGTCATACGGATATAATATATTAATCTCTGCTGAACTCGTTTTAATAGGGCTGAACGCATTATCTTCAGGGCTACGGTATGTTAGTACAAAAGGACTATTAGCAGCTTGTAATTCGATTAAATCGTATGTATATGCAATATCTTCTAATTTAGAAAATACCACTCTGTAATACTTAGTAACTTTGTTTGCTGTTTTTAGCGTATCAAACTCAAAGAAATATTTTTGATTATATGGCATATTATTGTAATCTATCTAATCTACTTGTATAATTTTTTAGCACTCCGTATAGTTTATCTCCCATAATATTAAACTCTACACTACCTTGCCCCATAGCACCTACTCCAACTGGACTTACTACTCTGTTACTTGAACCACCTGCACCTAATAAACCACCTGATAAGCGACCTAAAATTTCTTTAAATCCAAATTTAACACCATTTATTGCAAATCCAGCACCACCTGATGCAATATTTAATATTGCTGATAAAGCTGCTGCTGCTGCTACTGCTGCCAATATTCGTGCTAATAATTGTTTTAGCATTTTACCAAAAGCATCTCCAAAACTTTGTGTACCATTTAATGCTGATTCAAAAGCACCTGTAATACCTTGACCAAAAACATTTACAAATTCTAAACCTGATTCACTTAATTCATCTAATAAAGGTATCATTGTAGCACTACCCTCACTTGTTACATCTCTAAAACTACCTTTTAAACCATTTAAAGCTAAATTAGCTTCATTAGTTTTAACTTTTATTTCTTTTAAAGGTGTTGTAATAGCAGTTGATAAATAACTTGTATCGTTTAATTCTTCAATTTTTAACCTTAATAATTCTGCATCTATTGTAGCTTGTCTAAATTCTGCACTATCTACATTTAATGTAATTCTTTTAGCTTCTAATTTAGATAATGCTGCTTCTAATTGTGCTACTGAATTAACACCTAAATTCTTTGCAGTACCACCTGTGCCATCATTTAATAACCCACCTGCTTCATTTTGAAATCCTACTATAATTTTTAATTGGTCATCATAAGTTTTTTGTAATTCTGCTACATCTTTAGCGTGTGCTTCTTTAGCTAATTTTTCTCTATTTATTTTTTCTTGCTCTCTTACTTGTTGTAATGTTGCTGCATTATCTTTAAAATCTTTTGTTATAGAACCTGACATCATAACTGATGCACTCATATAATCTTTATCTGATTTACTTTTAGCTTCGTTTAACTTTATATAAGTTTCGGCAGCTTTAGCAGCTTGTAATGTAGCAGCTTCTCTAGCAATAACAGCTTTAACATAGGCAGTAGTATTATTTATTAACCCTTGCTCTACCTCTCCTAAAGTTGTAACTTTACCAGTTAATAAACCTACTGATTCATTATATTTAGCAATTACTTGGTTTTTATCAATAATTCCTTTTTTAGCTTGTTCTAATTCGCCTTTTAATAAAGTAATATTTTTAACAGCATTTATTGTAGCTTTACTTTCTAATGCTTCATTATAACTTTTCATACGTTGCTCTAATGAATCAAAACTACGACCATTAGCAAACGCTTCTTGTGCCATTTCTAAAAGTTTGCCACCATAAAGAGTTAATAATGTAACACCTAAAGATAAACCAGTTTGAAAACTAAATATTGCACTTGTTAAAGATTTAAAAATAGATTGAGTAGGTTGTCCACTAGCAGCTAATCGTATATTTGCATCTTTTAACCTATTAATTTCATCTATTAATATAGGTATGTTATTTGATACTGCTAAAAAACCAACATTTGCAGAAACACCAAATGCAGGTAATTCTCTACTTATTTGATTAACAGAGTTACTTAAGCCTCTTAAAGAGTTTACAGCAGGTTGTGCTGATGCAGCAGCCCCACTAGCAAATGATTTTAATTCACTTTGTGCTGTGTTTAAATTTTTTTGTAAATCCCCTATATCGGCACTTAACCCAACTATTAATTTATCCTCTGCCATATCTTATTATTTATTCAAAAATACAAAAAATTAAGCATTTAAACTAAAAAGGGTAAGCTACTTGCCTACCCTCTTTAACATTTCTTCTTTTTCTTCTTGTGTCGGTACTCTAACCTTTTTAAACTCACTAGCTTTTAGTATTTGTGCTAGTTTATCAGTCCATAGTGGTAGTATCTCTTTAGGTTTCTTTTGATGTTTTTTCTCTACTTGCGTATTAAGAATATAACTCATTACTACCCTTGTTCTATCCCACTCATTTGCCTCTTCTTTGCTTTTATGTATTACTAACCTAAAGTAGTCTAGTAATGTCATATCCCAAAATTCATTAGGCTTTAACCCTAAGTTTATAATGGCATTATCTAGTAATTCAACCCAAGTTACTTTTTTTTTTCTTCACTATTAGAATCAGCAGCCATAGCTTTAAACGCTTGTAGCATTTGATTAGTCATCTCTAAACAACTTGAAGTAAATTCTTTAATAACTAATAGTTGGTCTGCATAGCTTAAATCATCTACCCAGCTTTTAACTTCATCATGAGTAAAGTCTATAACCTTGTTATTTCTACGGTAGTAGCCATATAAGCCACAAAAGACTAAATCAGCAACCATATCTAATTGGCTGTAATCTTCGTCTAATTGTTTAACTTCGCCAACTCCTACACCTGTCAATCGGTTGTATTGTTCAAGAGCATAGTTAGCGAAGATTAGTTGAGTAGGTTTATTGTTTAACGTGATGTCAATTATTCCTATCATATTATATAGTAGTTGATGTTACTGCACCTGTACTAGCAAACTCAATAGAGTAAGTTACTGTATCTTCCATTGGTGCTGAAATTTCACACGATGTAATGTAAGCTGTGCAAGTTAATTTCTTATCGCCTGAAACTGCATTTGTCCATTCAATTGCTACTGATGCTCTGTTAGTATATGCTGTAAATACATCTGCTAAATCTTTGTTAGTAGCTTGAAAGTCTGCAATACCCTCTGCTGTAAACGTTGCACTTCTTACACCTGGTAGAATTTCAGTCCACCCAGCACTTTCTTTTGAAGTTACATCGAAAGTTTCTTGTGTTAATGATGCTGTTACGTTTGTTAGTTCTGCTAATTGCGTACCGTCCATTTTAAGGATTTGTAACGTACCGTTATAAATTGCCATATCTTTTTATTTTAAATAATTTACTCAAAAATACTAATAATTTTAGCAAAAAGCAATTAAGAAACTAAAGAAACAAAATCCCCAGTTCCTGATAGTGTAACCGTATAAGTTACTTCTGTTTCAGTTCCTGCATTTTGCTCTAAACTTTCTATAAAACACTCTCCATTAAAATATATATCTGTGTTTGTAGGGTCTGCTATATTTACTTCTAATTTTGCTCTGTTGTTATAAGCTGTAACAAGTTCCGAAATACCCTCATCACTTCCAGTTGGCTGCCAATCTACCAAAGCCTCACAAGTTACGCTAAAAGACCTTAAACCAGGTAAAAACTCTGCATTACCTGAACTCTGTTTACAAGTTACATCTATTAACTCCGTTGTAAATGATACATCTACATTACGCTGACAAGCTATTGGCTCTCCTGTTGCTGCATTAAATAACAGCATATCACTTCCATTAAAAATCATACTTCGTACACATTAAATTTAAACCTTGTTGTTCTTTCTACTATACGCCCATCTTTTATTAAATAGTCATTAGTATTAGTAGAATCCATTTGAACGCTTACTAACTGCCAATAAGGGCTTAAATCAAAGTACCCCGATTGTCTAGTTCTTACTAACTGCGTTATCTCGTTCATTATATTATCTACTGTC